TCTTAGATAGATGGTCAGCGTAGTAGTCAGGTTTGTAATCCATATTGGTTTCAACTGTTAACTGTGAGTGCCCTGAGATCTGCGCTGCAGATCGCATCAAGACTGTAGCAGTATCAGTATCTGCGGAAAAGAAAAGTGTTGGTACTTTTGCCTTGATTGCATAGATAAGAGCAAACATACTCTTACCAGCATTAGGTGCAGCAGCAACCATACATACTTGCCCTCGTCTAAACTTGATGGACTGAGCAGACAACCCTGTCCATACATCAGGCAATGGCACAGCCTTGATAGTGCTGGTACCTAACGCCCTCTTTAGATCAAGCAACTTCCTCATCCCCTCCAAGATTTATTCTGCGAACTCTTCTTATTGTAAGGCGTTCACGTGGGGCAAGCCCACCCCATATACCGAACTGTTCCTTATGGATTCCCCACTCAGCACATTCGATCTTATGAGTACAAGCCTTGCAGATTGATTTCGCATACTGACTTTCACCGAAACTTACTGTTCCCTCTTTGTCAGGGAACCAGAAGTCTCCACCTATCTGTGCACATAGCGGGTTCTCGTACTCACGAGGTTCCCGCATTTAATTATCTTAGGAAGATAGGGTCGCACTTATCTACTGCACCCTTTGGTGCAGCACACATCCACGCTTTCCACGGTCCACGTGCTGACGTTCCAGTACGGAAAGCCATATTGCCGTGCTTACAGGTAGGTGCCTGTCCTTCTGTAACTACTGGAGCAGGTGCTGCAACTGGTGTTGCATTAAAAGATTCTGCAACTGATGCAACTGTTGGTGCTGGTGCACCACCGTGCAAGTCATTACCTGTTGTGCGGATAAGTGTTGCCACCATTCCAAGATCAGCAAGACCTGTCTCTAAATCCTTTACATCTGTTGCATAAAGATTGATAAGAGTTCCGTCGTTTAACTTATAGTTAATCTGGAACTTTGTGTTTTCGTTTGCAGCCATTTACTTTCCTCCAGTTTGTTTGATTTGTAACCGCTGTGATTCATTACCAAACTTCCTAGGTACAAACCCAAGTAGTTTTTCTATCTCTTCACTGTCAATACTTTCACGACCCTTGACAGTTGTCCAACTGACTTCTACTCCACTAGGTGTTGTACCTAGTAGTCCTTCAAAAGAAGTCTTCAAAGAATCTTGGTGCTTTTCTAACTCTTTAATCTGCGCTGCTAACTGTAGATATAACAGTGCATTCCTGTCAATATCAGCATCATCAATGACTACATCACTGACTGCCGTATGTTCTTTTTTTATACCAACGCATCCCATCTCACCTGATGCATCGTAGAACTTACAATAGAACTTACAGTAACTACTATCTCGTTCTGGATCTGGTGCCTCTGTTGCAGTCTTGATTGCTGCCAACCAGTTCAATGCTTGCAGTGCAACTGTCTCATCATAATCTTCTGTGTGCACCTTGACATCTCGCTCATCGCCATCACGTGCAATGGCAACTAGAGATACACGCTTTACATCGTGACCATTCTTTGCTAGTAGGTAGCCGTATGTCTGCACCTGCCACCGTTGCTGTGTTGATGGGAAGTAAGAAAGGTTCTTAATCTTGCTCGTCTTCCAGTCGATAACATCACCAGTACCTGGTACGTAGCAGTCGATGTGTGCTTTCATACCGTTGTACTCAACAGATGTTTCAATCATTACATCAGGGTTATCTGCTAGTGCTCGCTCAATCTCTGCGTGGATAGCAGTACCCATAATCGCAGCAAGTTTCATCTCGTTCTCATTGGTTTCAGGTTGATCGTTTAATCTGTACCAAACCTTACGACGACAGCCACCTAACTCTGATGGTCCTATCTGTACCTGTGTAGAACGTGAACGCTTCGCATCACCTGCACGTAGTGCAGTAAGTAATAGTTCCTTTGGGTCAGTCATTTACATCCTTTCCTGGACTACTAACTGTAAGGGCTTACCAGTATTAGAGTCAAGGACCGACGCAATCTCTACTGCTTTACGGGCGTGTCTCTTTGCATAGGCTAACTCCATATCAGGTTTGCAAATTGAATACAGGTAGCCAAGAGCAAGTTGACCCCCACTGCCAATGCCGTACGCTCCGTGATTTGCTTGGAAAAAAGAGAGATCACAAGCAATACGAAAGATGTTGCCGTTAAAAGCAATGAGATAATCGAAGCCACCATCTTTGTCCACCTTGTTGTAGTCGTAGTTGTTGTCGTTAAACGCTGTGTTGATACTGGGGATAATCTTCTTACCCATAAATTGTGCTGGGTCTTCGCCACGATACACGGGTGGCTTCCAGTTGTAGGCAAGGATATCACCAGGTCGTGTATCACCTGAGATACCGATGAGATACTTACCAACCTCAACGATCTTAGGTGTACTGGTTGCTAACGTTACGAGATTGTCTTCTGTAATCTGTGAATCTGCCACGAGTACGGCGTAATCAATACCCTCTAACGCTGCGATTGTTGTCATACTGGAATCATACTATAGATCGGCGTGTCGTCGCGTTAGCGACACTACTAGTTACTACAATATGAGCCGTGAGGCGAATAAAACAGGGTGCCCCGAGGGGGCACGATGGTGCAGTACTGACTGTGCGGTTCCGTCTACCAAGGCTGCCCAAGTTCAGGGCTAAACTACCAGAGAAGTTTGGTACTGACCTACGAGGTTTAGGTCCAGTACACGTCTGTCCGTGTGGCTCTCAGGTCTTTAGCGTTATGGCCTCCTTTGAAGATTATGAAATGGTTTGGTACTTCCTTGATGGTACCTGTGTTAACTGTGGCAACATCGTAACTGTTCCTTGTCCAGTAGATAAAGATGAATCACAGACTCTCTGAGATCAACGAAGAAGAACGCACAGGATTGTGCACAGTTTGTGGTCCCACCAGAATAAAGATGCGGGATAAGTCTAAGCCTTTGACTGGTAGATACAGGTGCAATACCGTATACAAAGTCAATCAAATGAAACTACGTTCTCCTTACCACGCATACCGTAAGGACCACTGCGAGCAGTGTGACTTCAAGCCAGTACATATCAGTCAACTAGATGTAGACCACATAGACGGTGACCGCTTTAATAATGACCAGTCAAATCTACAGACGTTGTGTGCTAACTGTCATAGACTCAAAACCCACCTGGCAGATGATTACAACTCAGGGATCAATTAGTTTTATGGCATAAAAAAAGAAGCCCCTCCGAAGAGGGGCCTCTTTCTGCCTCGCATTAGTGGGTTACTTAGACCCACGTCCAAACTCTGTAGCAGATGGATCTATTGCCTTTAGCAATGGACCTGCAATTGCTGCGACTCCTGCCATAAGCAGAGCCTTTGGGTCTGTCACACCTGCAAGATACAGGGCCAGCACAGATGCCACTCCCGCTCTCAGATATGTAACTGCGATTGCCTTCATTGTTTCTGTATTCATTTTTCCTCCTATGGGGATTAGGACTTTGTACCGTGCAACTTGCAACAGGTACAAACTTCTTCCTTCGGCAACTTCTTAACTGCTTTAGGAATTGTTTTTGCTCTAAGTTGATTAACAATCTTTGGTTGGTTCATCCACCAGAACCAGGGACTTGTATCATTGCCCATACTTCCATTGATGGATATATGCAGATGCTTATTGTGTGGGTTGCTACCGTTGTAATCACGGTCACCTTCTGCTGCACGTTCTACTGACCAGATCTTACCTTTGAAGATTAGATACTTAACTCGCTTGTCTTCCTTTAACTTTTGAAAGATGTCAGTGCAATCAATTCCATTCTTAGGGTCATCAGTTAAATCAACTGCAAGGCCTGTGTTGTGGTCTGAGTTAGGACTCTGATTGATGTGTGCTTTGCTCGGTAGCAATCCATCTGAGGCTTTCTTCCGAGAAGGTGATATCGCTGTGGCTTGTCGAAGGACAGCAATAGCGGCAGGCGTGGCTTTCTTGGCAATAGTCGTCATTCATTCTTCCCATTCCGTAACATCATCTGGTAGAGAATCTCCACCTTGGTTTCTAATCTAGTAATAGAATCTTTGACACTTGAGCCACCATTAGGCTTGAGTTCATTGAGGTAGTGCTTTACTAGCCAGCGCACTGCGCCGACAAAGCCACCGATGATTGTGCATACTGCAACAGCAACTGTTGCGTAGTCTTGTGCCTGCATTAGACCGTCCTGATGGTTACTAAGAGCGTTCCACCGTATCCGCTGAATCGCTTATCTGAAGGGGTAGCATTTCTAAAGTCCAACTCTTCAATCAATCCGATGTATGATTCACCAGTTCTAAAGTCTTCAACGCGGATGGTGTCACCTACGTTTTCAATAGACTCAAGTTGTGACATACGCTGGTAGGCAGAACCTTCGTAGCCAACCTCAACGCCGAAGTGATCTGATTCGTGGTCAAAGCAAGACAGTGGATACTGGATTAGTCGCTGACGTGGGATAGCAGGTAGCGCCTTAATCTGGTAGCCAGTAAACAATGGACCCTTAGTAACATCAGTAGATGAACGAGTCAGTGTGAACTGGAAGCCTAAGTATTCTTGTGATGCTTGAGGATAGTTAATGTTAATCTCTGGAACTGTTGACTCTTGTGCAAAGGTACCAATTCGGAAGAAGTTATCGGCATAGTCAATGGAGTCAATGTTTAATCCACCGTTGGTGGTATCAACACGAGCCTGCATTAACTTAAAGATCTTGAGTTCTAGTGTGTTGTATCGGACATAGCCTGTACGTAAGAATCCTTCTTCTAATAAAGTAGAAGCAGACTCAATGTAGATAGCGCCATCTGAACCATTGCCAGCATTACAAAATGCTAGACGGTTGGTATCTCCAAGAAAAGCACAGGTTGTTGTGTAGTGGCCTAAAGTATCTGCTGGGTTATACAAATCCCAGGCATAAGGGAACAAAAGGTTACCTAATGGTTGACCCATATCTACACGTGTTAGACCTACCTGACCATCAACGCCAGAGGCAGCCCAGATATATCTATCACGGAAAGCAAAGTCATAGACTGGTTGGGTTGTTTCAAAGATCAAAGCACCGTAGGTAATAGAGCCATCAAGTGAATTAACATCTGCCATACGCATACCTTGGTTTGTTCCAATAGCCATATTGCCAAGGTAGTAGGCAATCTTAAATACAATCTCACCTACTGGTAGTTCTGCTGCAGTAATAGCACTGGTCAGGGTAGGCATAGCACCAGCAGTAGACAAGGTAAACTTGTAGATGTTGGACTGGATACCACTATAGCCTGAGATATAGATAGCAGCACCACTAGAGGTAACGCTAGTAAAGATATGGTCATCATCTCTATGTGTATAAACAGGTGTAGGCATAGATGATTGGTTAGTTGGAAACTCATAGACTGAATCATTGACACACATAATGATACGTTCTTTGGTGTATTCCATAACAGCATTGGTAGTTGCAACTGTATTTGACTGAAACATTTGAGTTTCTGCAGTAGTTGAGTCACCAGTAAGTGGCTTCTTATAGACAGTAAGTCTTTGATTTCCACCAACTAATTTATTTGTAACCCAGTAAGCATTGACTCCATCATCGCAGATTGCAAATACTGGGTAGTCTGCTCCTGAGTTATAGTCTACAAAGTGAATAACCTCTGCAACGCCTGTACCTACTGGAGATACTGGAGTTGATGCAACGTTGGTGGCTGTCTTAGCATAGGTAAAGGTAGTAGTTGTAGGCACACCAGTGATGCGATAGGTACCATTAAAGGTAGCATCCACACCAGTAATAACAATTTCCATACCAGTACATAGGCCGTGTACTGCAGTAGTAGTTAGCGTGGCTACGTTAGAAGTCAGAGCCTTGTTGTTAATAGATACTGTGATCTTTGGAAAAACCTTATCTACATCGTACTCATCGGTGAGAAGCACACCGTCGTACTTAATACTGTTTGTAGTCCATTGAATAGAACGTGCATACTGCCAAGGACGACCATTAGTTTGAATGCCACCAGTTGTTACGTGCTGGCTATCAGATGACTTGAGCAGTGTTGCCTGTCCCTTGGTCCATACGTTCAAGCCCTTAGACTCTGTGTACTGGAAGCGAAGTGACTCATCCTGGATAGGTTCAAAGAACTTAATGCCTTGTCCGTAGTGGAAAGAAGATTGGCTACGTAGCCACCAACCAGTCAGCGTCTGCTCACCAGGCTCACGGCTCTGGTCAATCTGTTGCTTACGATACTGCGCTGTTACGCGACGATATGGTGAATCGTCAGAGTTCAACAGAAAGAATGGTAAGCCTGCGATTGCTACATCGTAGGCTTCACCTGTTGCTGAATAGTTTGTAGATCCTGCAGGGTTGGAAAGGGTATAGACCAGACCCTCGGTGATGTCATCGCCATAAGGCATTGAGGTATCCTTACGCTAGTAGAAGTTTTGCTTCGTCTGCAGTAATGCCTAACTTTGTTAGTAGTGCTGCCTTTGCTTCTGCGTCTTGAGCAGCCTGTGCATCTTCTTCGTGCTTCTTAGCCGCTGCTGCTTGTGCATCAGCCTCACGCTGTGCAATCTCTTCACCTGTTAGTGGGACCTCGGCTACTACGCCAGTCTCACAGTTAACGATGATCTTAGTTAGTGTCTCTGACATTAGTTTATCTCCTTGAGTTTGTGTGCTTCATTGTTGCAAATCCATCGTGCTGTTGTTTCATCTAGTACCGCTTCATCGTGACATCTAGGCGGAACAAAAGCGTCTAAGTCAGGCCAGTATGAATAGCCAATACCTGCATAGTTCTTGCGGATATTGCCGTTGTAACTTGTCTTGACCCAAGTACCGCCAAGTGTGTTGAAGAAGGCTTCGCCTTCATCTCCGTAGTTAGGTCCTACTAGGACCTGTGTAACGATATTGTTATCGTCTATCTGCGCCCAATGACTCATACTGCATACCTCACAATCACTATTCCTGAACCGCCTGCTCCTGATGTTGAAGGTGAGTTATATGCGCCACCGCCACCGCCACCTCCTGTGTTTGCAGTTCCAGCGGTTCCGTTGGTTGTGTTGTTTCCACCAGCACCACCACCACCTGCACCACCTGCTGCAATTGTGCTTGGAGTACCAGTACCGCCACCACCGCCAGCATAAGTTACAGATGAACCTGAAATTGAAGTTGCTACACCTGCTCCACCAACTCCGCCAGTACCACTAGTTCCGTTCCAAGTACCAGTGCCACCAATAGCCCCAGCACCGCCACCGCCACCGCAGTTTGTATCAGGTCTGCCACCACCGATAGAAGAGTGCGTTCCACCTGCATAACCCTGACCACTAATTCCTGTGCCACCTGTGTAACTTGCTCCACCGCCAGAGTTACCTGAACCGCCACCAGAGCCACCATTACCGCCGTTTTCTTCTGAGTAGCCGCCCTTGCCGCCACCAGTTGAAGTTATTGTTGCGAAAACTGAGTTGCTACCATTAGTGTTTGAACCTGAACCCCAGGTTGCATTAGCACCACCTGCACCAATTGTTACTGTGTAAGCAGATGTTCCAAGAGATAAAGGAGTTTCTAATGAACCGCCACCACCTGTTGCAGTTACAGTTGAACGAAGTCCACCTGCACCACCTCCACCACCACGAGTAGAACTTCCACCACCACCACCTGCAACTACAAGGTAGTCACAAGACAGTGCTTTCTGTGGAGTAAATGTTCCTGATGAAAGGAAGGTGTGGTACCAGTAAGTACCGTCAGTCATAATGGTATCGCCACCTGTTGCGTATGGAACTATGGCAGGGGTAGTGCCTAGTTTTGCTACGCCGTATAGGTAGAAGGTTGAGTACTGGGCAAAGTTACCTGCGCCTAAAGAAAGGTTTATTGCTGTAATTGCAGCAGTATTACTTCTTAGGCCAGCGTTGAAAAATAAACCATACACAAAGTCGGTGCTACTATTTGCTTCATTAGTTGCATCTATAGATATAGATTTATTGGTTGAACCAGCATAATTAGGAATGTAAATTTCTGTATTGCTAAAAGTGTTAGCAGTTGTAGCAGCAGCCTGAGCATTTCCTGCACGAACAACTCCTACAGATGTATCGCCGTTGCTGCCTGGAGTTGCAGTAACCGAATACAGAGACTTCCAAGTGTAGTCTGTTGTTGCTGAACTATTAAATTTCATATTTACTATTTCAGGGAAACCGCTAGTACTATCGCATCTTGCAGCCATCTTCACAACCAAGTCAGTGTACCCAGTCTGCGGGATTCCTGAGAAGGTAACGCTGGATGCACCTGCTGCGCCGACTGTGATCTTTTCTAAAAGTACGTAGTTAGCCGTCATAGTTAAGCACTCGCAATTCCGTATAGAGAGAAGGTTGAACCTGCAAGGAAAGTGCTACTTGTTGGTAAAATTAAAAGACTGCTAATTACAGCAGTGCTTCTCCACAAATTAACACAAGCCGATGTACCGTTAGCCGCATTGTTAGTACGAGATAGAACAGTCTTAAATGTCGTAGAATTTGAGTAGTTCATAAACTGCCCAATGATGTTTGTGTTGAGCGTAGTGTCAAGATAGCCGTAGTCATTGAGGATGGTGTAAGTAAGCCCTGTGTTTCTGTCAGAGGTTGCTGCGCTTCCCGTGCCTGATAAAACTGTTCGTGAATAGTTAGCCCCTGAATCTGAGTTAATTCGAACTGCGTAGTTGACTGCACCCGATGTAACTCCAGCAGTAGAGATTAACACCAAATCAGTGTAGGTACTTGGGATAGAACTAAAGGTAACTGATGCTGCTGCTGACCCAAGAGTCTGCGTAGCAATTGCTTCGTATGTATTTCCTGCTGGCATTGTTAATTACCTCGGATTCCGAATAGGGCAAACTGTGAGTATTGACTAAAAAGAGTTCCATTTAATGGAATTATTTCTATGTTAGTAATTGCAGAAGTTGACATCCATAACCCAGAAATAAAACTTACAAAACCAGAACCGTTTTGGTCATTTCCACCAATAGAACGAGTCGTTTTGTATTTATTAGTGTTTGCATAATCTAAAATATCAGTTACTCCAGCACCAAACATACTTGCTCCAGCAGTTGCGCCTGTTACAAAAGCAGACAAAGTTCCAGCAAATCCAGTAACTCTATCTGCACTAGCACTAGAACCATCGCCAATAAGACGATGTGAATTGTAATTACCAGTTGTAGAATCTGAATTAAACCTAAACATTAAATCATCTGAAGCGCTTGCTCGGTTATCTCTGCCAATATATCTAACTTGCAAATGCGTATAAGTAGCAGGGATGCTGCTAAAGGTTACGCTCGATGCTCCACCTGCACCTACCGTAGTGGTGGCAATAGAGTCATAGGCACCGCTAGGTGCAAAGAGATGACCTGAGATTTGTGAAGCAAAGATTCCAAGAATCGGCATTAGGAGATATCTCCAATCACATACCAGGTATCTGTTGCTACCTTAACCAAGGTTGCGGCTGAGTACTGTGCTCGTAACTTTGGAGCAGCAGCAGTTCCACCGTTAGATAGAACAGTTGTTGTACCGCTAGTAACTGCTTGGATAGTTACCTGTCCTGCACCAATCTGGATGATGTTGATTTGGCATCCGATTGGAAATGCTACTGAGGCATTAGTTGGGATTGAGTAAGTCTGAGCAGATGCGTTGCTTGCTGTAATCAGTTCGTTGTTAGCATCAGCCAAGACAAAGGTATAAGTAGTTCCTGTCTTTGCATCAATTGCCAGAGCAGCAGATGCTTGAACCGTACCTCCTACAATTGACACCGACATTAGTTAGCCTCGCTTCCGAATGCACTAAAGGATGAAGTTCCTGTAGTTGAGTAGATAGTAATAACATCTGTATTGGCTAGAGTAATTCCACCTGTGTAGGTAAAGATTGAACCCGAAGGAACCTGTACGTCATAGACCAAGTAATGCAGGTTAGCCAGAGTTGCACCTGCTGGACGCACTGCAATACGTACTAGGTCTGCAGCACCGCCTGTGTTAGCCACGTTAAGGCTAGATACGATTACAGCATTTGCTGCTGTGTAGAGTGTGGTTGCAGTTGCAGCACTAGGTGCAGACTGAGCCAGAACCTTATATGTTGGCATTAGGATAGATCCCCAATCACTGTGAAGTTGTTACTAGATGTGCAAACAATTGTTGCTGCGCTGAACTGAGCACGTAGATCTGGCGCTGTAGATGTTGCACCAGTAGATGTCAGAACAGTAGTTCCATCGTTTCTAATCTGGACTGCTCCAGCGCCAAGGCGCTGCACGTTAATCTGCTGGCCTGTAGTAAAGACCCCATTAGGCACTGTCAGTGTCAATGTTCCAGCATCGCTCATAGTGACCAACTTGTTAACGTCACTTGCTATCAGTGTGTAGTTAGCAGTCTTAGCGTTAAAAGTTAAGTTAACATCTGTTGGTGTTGCCCACTTAACTCCCAGTGTCTGAGTTGAGTCTGCAGTCAATACCTGTCCATTAGTTCCAACGGCTAGGTTATCCACAACTCCAGATGATGCACCAACGAGCAGGTCTGCCTTGGCAGTTACCACTGACTCAGGTACTGCAGCATCTGCTGTAGCAACACCTGCTGTATAGAAGTTAAGATCAGCACTTGTTAGTACGTGCTTGACCGTTGCACCACCAGTATGTGAGATAGCAGATGTACCTGCTTGACCACGAACGATGGTAAAGGTATCGCTAGATACTGCTGTGATATAAACAACTTCTTCGTTCTGTGTATCTACATCGAGTGCTACTGTAAAGATATCTACGTTTCCAGCAGCAAGAGTTACACCTCCCATAAGGGCAGAACCTGTACCAGATGCAACTGTCATAGTAGTTGCGCTGTTAGAGATTCCCGAAGCCAGCGTCGTTTCAACGCTGATGGACGAATACTTACGAGTCATTGGCTTTCCTTACCTAGCGGGTGTAGTGAATACGGATTGGATACTTGTCGGACAACTTCAGTGCTTCTTCATTCAGACGTTGCTGATAGAGAGCAAAGATGTAACGAGATGCAGCAGCACCTGCAGATGATGGCAACTTGCTATCGTTTAGATCGGCCTCAGCGCTAGAGAGATTGATTCGTCCAGCGTCAAGGTAAGACAGTAGTTTGTATGATGCGCCGAGGACAACAACATCCTTACAAGAATCTGGTAGGCCAGTAACGTCAGCAAAATCATCTGTGTTTGCGTCAAGAGTGTTCGGCGTTGCGGTATACCAAACTTGAATTGTACGACCAGGTTGTACGTTCTCATAAATGTTTATCGTATTGTTTGTGTTGAAGGTAGCAGCATTTGCCATCCCGTCTAAGCGCCAGCGGTTTACTGGTAGCCATTCCTGGCTAGAACCTGTTGTCTGCCAAGAGATAAATAGAACACCTTCGCAGTCATCAGGCAATGGATATGTAACCTGAGATGCGTTAAAGGTAAATGTGTAAGAGTTGATAATCCACAACTTCGGATAGAAACTGTTGATTGTATCGTTGATAGCCTTCTTAATAGAGTTACGTGGGAAGGTTGGAGATAGAGTTACTGGGGCATACTGTGAGTGAGGAGAAGCGGTAGTTCCCTGGTATCCACGACCAAAGCCTGGGATAACGTTGAGTACGTTATTGGCCTTGTCGAATGAATCAATCCAGATAAGTTCATCATCAATTTCGATAATACCTTTGGCTAGGTTAGAAGAAGAGCCAACGGTAATTGAGGTGCTAGTAGTAGTTAAACCAGCAGGGTTAGCAACGTAAGTAATACGGTCTTGGCGCAGTGCATAACCTTGTAGGTTAGCCTTTACCTCGTCCACCAGTTCGTTGAGTGTTGGCATTATTTCCTTTCATACCAGCCGTCTCCCCATAGAGTAAGAAGTCGTGCAAAGTATTGTTCGTATTGTGGTGCGATAGCATCCAAGGAGTACAAGGACACTGCTCGCTTATGTATTGCTACTGGGTCTAAACTCTTAACCCACTCTGTTGCTACTGCAAACTCCATTGCATTTCTGCAACGGTATCCAGTAACACCTTGTGGATTAGTTTCTGTAAATGCTCCCCAGTCTGTGGTAATCGTTGGAGTTCCACAGGCTTGTGCTTCGATAACGACGTTACCAAAAGGTTCTATGTATAGCGTTGGTGCAAACAAGGCAGTAGCACCGCCCATTAACTTTGCTCGCTCTTCAGGACCTACTGGTCCTACCCATTGCCCATACTCAATCTTTGGGTCTTTACCAGGTCCTGCCAAGATAAGTTTCAAACCCATCTCTTTGCATACGTGCTGGGCAATCCCAATACCTTTGCGATCTACCATACGTCCAACGTATAGGTAGTAATCTTCTTTCTTCTCTTGCAGCGGAAACATCTCTGGTTCTAAGTAACCAGGAATAACCGCATCATAGAAGTTACCATCTACCATCGTTGGGTTCTTAAACATTGCATAGATGCTGTGCATCCAAGCGTATGATTCAAAGACCTTGTACTTACTAAATACTCCACCGTAACCCACGCCAAACTCTACGCTGATATGGTTTGGATAAGCCTTAGCAATCGGTTCTTGTGATGCTCCACCGATAAGACAGATAAAATCTTTCTTCTCTAGGCGCTTGCCTAGTTCTTCAATAGCCTTGCCATTAAAGATCTGCCAGTGTGGTAATTCATTATTAAACTCAGCCTCTGTAAAGTGTTTACCTGCAAGTGCCTCTTGCTGTTGCTCTTTAGTAATGCAAGTAATTAACTCATCTACTGGGGCTTCGTTATCTTCACTGGCATAGAGATAGACCGTATGGCCTAACCCTTTCATCATCATACAAAAGCGCCTAACCTTTTCGGTATAAGCGCAGTTGACGTAATCTTTAGTTGTCTGTGTATGGGGCA